ATCGCAGTCTTGATTGGCGAACGGTTAAAGTATTTGAAACCGTTAGGTGCGTCAGTCATAACAAAGAACGCGTCAGTGTCAGTCAAGAAATGGTTGACTACTGCCCCTTCAGGCAACATTCCCATGTTCTTCATTGCATTGGCGTCGTTATCCGCTGTACCCGGACGCAGGTTAGAGTTCAGAACACGTTCTGCAACAAACTGAAGTTCCTTCGGAATAATCAGCTTAGTGCCACGAACTGCGATCTTCAGTCCACGCTCATCAGTCAATCCAGCAATGTCAATCAAAGCCTGCTCAAGAGAAGTCTCGTTGAGGTCGGCCGCGACTGCGAGCTGGTTGCGCTGGTTGCCAGACAGTGAAGGGTGCGCCGATGAACACAATGCCGCGCCGTCACCAACAGGTGAGCCAGTGCTGAACGCATTGTTAAGAATCGAAGCCGCCTTGATCTGCTTGGTTTGCGCCATTGAGCGAGCAAGTGCTTTAGTGTAACGAGATGCCAGACGATCATACAGATTGTCCTCGATAGCTTCCTCAGTAATTGAGAACGCCAGAGCGATTGTCTCGTGTGTATAACGTGCAGTGTATGTCTCTTGTGCATCGTCAAATGTGATGGCAGAACCTTCACCCTTAACTGGTGCAGTTGAGAAACCACCCAACATTACTTCTTCTTCAAACGCACGATCTGAAGATTCTTCTGTGAAGATTTCAGCGTGTTCGTTTTCGTAACGACTATATTCCATCCCGAACAGAGCATTAAGGCCCGGTTCAAGCTCTTTCGCTAACTGTGCGCGAGAGATTGCCATAACCCTTCTCCTTAAATTCCTGTTGAGTCAGCAGTAGTCTGAGAATCAGACGCACTTGCTGGCGAATTAAAATGGAAGTTAAAACGAACTACAAAGTTAACGCCTGCCGCATCGTAGTCGTTGTTTGCTTCGTCATCGACGATGCCAACGATACGCATAGCAAGAGTTGCTGTAGCCGCCGCTGTACTGATGTCCAACTGAGCAGTAGAACGACCGGTTGCTGTAGAACCAGAAGTTGCTGTTGCCAGAGAGCAGTTTGAGAACACGTCTGCCAAAGCAGTTGCGCGGTCTGTTACAGACTCATCTGCCGCTACGCGGAAAAGTTGGTTAGGGTTGTCAGCAACAAAAGCTTTAACAGGATGGTTTGTATCCACGCTTACGTTGTTAGCACCCGGCCAGTAGTTTTTGAATACTGTCTTCTTAGAAGAAGAGTCAACATATTCAACACCCATCAGGACGCCAAGGAAAGGAACTGTCCCGCCATTTGCGTTACCAACAATGTCGATAACACCAGCCGCCAACGGAATAACCGGTGAAAACTGATAAATAGCGTTCGTGTTCGCCGCGGCAATTTCATACTGAGTTACCCCAGTAGAATTTGTCGCGCTTCCATTCAACCCGATAGGACGTAGACCAAAAGAAGTATCTTGGTTTGCCATAAGGCTATCTCCTAATCAGGGTGACCCCTACTTATTACGAGGGCCACCAAAAGTTACACGTTGTTGCCGATCAGGGTTACTGATCCGCATTGTCGAGTGCTGATTTTCTCGCATCATATCGTGATCCACAGCTTGCATCTGATCTGAATTACGCTGACGGAAGTATTCCGTGCGCTCTTCTACAGTTTCTTCTGGGATCCTCGCGAGGATCAGCCCGCCAACGCCGAACACACCTTCATATTTACCTGAATCAATCACCGGTGCTTCAAAGTCTGGATATTCGTCCGCACGGACCAATTCCCATCCTTCTCGTAGCTTTGCACTGATATTCTTGCGGTCATCAAAACCGCGAGTCTCAGCGCGAATCCACCGATGTTTAAAACCATCTGGTGCAGGTGGTGCGTCTAACATAGACGGTGGAGCCCACGGCTTACGCTGTGCCGTTTTAGCTCTTGTTTCACTAGCGCGGGAAGCCCGACTTCCGTTTTTCATATCTTCAGTCATATTATTGCTCCCTAACGTATTTCGCGTATTCTTCAAGTGGCACTCCGAGTTTTTTAGCCATAGTGACTTGGGTCTTGGAGAGTCGGACCTTTCCTTGGCGCCCAGTTGCTTTTCCGCGGGATACTGAAGCTACCGTCTGAGCGGGACGGCGGGCTCCACCCGAATTCTTCAACTTATGGGGGAACTCGTCCGCCATACGTCTGTCAAGCTCAGTGTAATAATCATCTGACTGCGGGTCAAATCCTTCAGTTTCCACAAGTTTTTTATGGATACCAAAAACCGCATAAGTCATTGCTTCATCTTGACCAAACCACTCATTACGGGTGGCCCAATCTTCTGCTTTAGGATCTGGCCGCCGCGGTTGCTGTGCGGGCATTGGTTGTTGAACTTGCGTCTGCCGTTGTGCCGCGGTCTGTTGTGCATACCGCTCTTGCTGAATCTTAGCTTGACGAGCACGGTCACTTTCAATGGCTAACGAGGTTATTTTGCGCTGTGCTTCAATAACTCCGTTGGTATCGCCCATCTCAATAGCGCGAGCAAGTTCCTGCTCCGCCGCAAGAGTTTGAGTTTCAATACGACCACTGTATTCAGTAACGTAGTTATCACTGAGGCTGTTCATGCGTTGTTTAAGCTCTTCGGCTTCTGTCTGCACTTGTTGTGCATAACGAATCGCTTCTTCCCGCTCACGCTCGGCAGAGCGCATTTTCTTGGTTAATCGATCAATGCGCTTTTGTGTGGCATTGTTTGCTCTATCAAAATTGTCTTCTTCATCAGCGTCTGACTCACCAAAACTCTGGGGTTGATGAGACTCTTCCGGAGCCTCAAACGAAACCTCGGTCTCTTCTGCATCGCCAACGTCCAGTTCAATCTGATCGTCGTCTCTTTCTTCAGCCATTTTTTATCTCCTTAAAAGTGAAGAACATCTTCTGGCGATTGAATACGCGCCAAAATTTCGTCGTCGTTAAGTATTCTTACTTCGCCACCGTCAATGTTGAAACGAGACCCGGCATAGCGGGCAAACATGACCCACTCTTTTTCCTGACACCACGGTCCGGAAGGGAACTTGTCTTTATCTTGATAGGCTAAAGGTCCGACTTTAAGCACATAGCCTACTTGCGTAGAAACTTGCTGTTGCTCAATAGTCTTGTCGGCCAAAAGGATTCCGCCTTCTGTCTTGCCTTTACCTCGGTAGGGAAGGATAAGAATACGCCACCCTGTAGGTGTCGGTAGTCTTTCTAAGAGAGATCCGCCAATGGCTTCGGGATCGAGGAATTTTGCACGTTCCTCTTTATACGCGTCTTCAAGCGTAGCGACTGATTCAGTCATCTATGTGCTCCTGTTTAGCTAGCAGGCTCTTGAGTTCCTGTTCTACATGATTGAGGGCAGTCAACATGCCCATCAATTCACGATAATGTTCCATCGTCTTGACTCCATCGTATTCGAGGCAGTCAGTGATGGCCTTTCGCTGGTCTCGGATAATCCGGTAAACAGCTTCAGCTAAGTATATATCACTCATTCTCTTATATCACCGTATTTTATCTTAGATAGTCTTATATAATCCTATCATATCTTATATACGGCAATAGAAAATTTAAACGTTTCGCATCCGTGTTACGAGACGATCAGCACGGTTGGTGACTTGGCGATACCACTTGCTATCCACCATCTCATCCGCCGCTTGATTCCAGTCCCGAGCATCCACGCCAGCCTTCATGCCTTTGAACTGGCTCAAACGTGGACGGCCCATGTTAAACATCATGTTTGCAATAATGAGCTGAACTTCTTCTGGCAAGTCGTCAAAATCTTCGTAAAGACGCTGACACTCGTCCAAAGTTACTTGGATGTCCTGTTCAAAAACTTCTGCAACCCGCTCTTCTGATACAGGTGTTCCCACAGGCTGACCATTTTCTTCGTCATTTTCTGTGACCAAGTGCCCAATCCCGTATGTAGGTAATCCCAAGTGGTCGAGATATATCTCGTACTTGCATCCTTCATCTTCTTCCAGTTCATTTCGTAACCTTTCCAAATCCATGCTATTTTCCTTTCTTCAGACCCATAAGTTTGTCCGCTCCTTTTACGCCAAACGACGCGGTAACGGCAATAAACAAAAGGTATTGATACCACTCCGGTAATTCATTTAAGGCGGCAAACGCCTCGTTCATTCTAGTAATAATGGTAGAATCGTCCATTGCAACTGCATACGCCACTGCAATCAAAGGCGCGCTTAAAATCAAGCTAAACCATTCATCTTTCCAAGAATTTTTCGTAGCGTCTGCCATCTTGGATTCCCAATCGGCATCGTTCTGAATGGCATTGATTTTACGTTCTTGAATAGCCTTCTTTTCGTCAGCTTTTCCTTTTATGAACTCTTTGCCCAGCTCCATCGCAGGGCCTAGTAACATCTGTAACATGGCTCTATCCTAACAATGCACCAAAGATAAATGCCGCGGCGGCGGCAACTGCAAT